ATCTTAAAAAGCTACGTTCTAAGAAAAAAAAGAAAAAAAAGTGAAACTTACCACTCGCCAAAAAAACTTATTAGAAAAACATTCTGAACACCATAGCGATAAGCATATGGAGTTTATGAAAAGGCGAATGAGAGCAGGAGATACTTTTACTCAGGCCCATAAAAAGGCACAAGCAAAGGTGGGTAAATGAAAAAACGTAAATCTGTCAGTTTAACTTTAGGTAGAGGGGAGAAATCTAAAAAGGGAGGTCTTACTGCAAAAGGTCGTGCAAAATACAATCGTGCTACTGGTAGTAATTTAAAAGCACCTGTTACTGAAAAAAATCCAACAGGAAAAAGAGCAGCAAGAAGAAAGAGTTTTTGTGCAAGAATGTCGGGCATGCCAGGTCCATTAAAAGATAAAAAAGGACGTCCTACTAGAAAAGCGTTAGCATTAAAAAGATGGAGGTGTTAATCAATGACTTATGCAATCCCTGGTCAGATTAGAACAAAAATTATTACCTCTACTTCTGTTGGTGGTATAGATAGCCCTTTTACTAGAACTAGAGCAGTTTTAGACATGATGAAAGGTTGGGAGATAATGAAAGCAGTTACCGAAGGAACAGAATATCTCAGAAAAAATAGTGAAGCATTTTTACCATTAGAACCGAGAGAAGATTACACAGCTTATATGGCTAGAGTGAATCGTGCTGTATTTTCTCCTTTTACGCAAAGACTAATAAGAGCAGCAACAGGTTTAGTACTTCGCAAACCAATATCACTAACAGGAGATCCTTACTGGACAGAGATGTTCAAAATGGATGTTGATGGTTGCAAATCAGATTTAGATGAGTACGCACGAAGAATCTTAATGTGTTCTCTTACCTATGGTCAAAGTCATATTCTTGTTGATTATCCTGCTCCATCTGGTGCTGTTAGTCTTGCAGAAGAAAGAGCACAAGATCGTAGACCTTACTGGATTGAAGTTGATCCTAATAATTTATATGGTTGGAGACTTGACAGGGAATCTAATTATGGAAACCTTGTACAGGTAAGGTTGGCAGAAAAGGCAGTGTTGCCTGATGGAGATTTTGGAGAAAAAGTATTTGAACAGATAAGAGTTATAGAACCTGGCAAATATAGAGTATTTCGTAAAATAGATCAAATTGATGAGATGTATGACTTGGCAGATAATTCATATGCTGGAGAATTTGATGCTCAAACTACAGGTGAAGAATATAAAGAAGTAGAATCAGGTGAATTTTCCCTTGGTGAAATACCTTTAGTTACTATTTATTCTGGCAAAACTGAAAATTTAGTAAGCAAACCACCTTTACTTGATATTGCATATTTAAATCTTGCACATTTTCAAAGACAGGCTGATTTAATACATAGTTTGCACGTTGCATCTCAACCAATGCTTGTGATGGAAGGATATGATGATCAGACAAAAGATTTAGCTATCTCTGTTAATTATGCGATGGCAACTCAACCAGGAAATAAAATTTATTATGTAGAACCAGCTAGTAGTGCTTTTGATGCTCAATCTGCTGAAATAAAAGAATTACAAATGCAAATGGCTACTCTTGGTATTAGTACATTATCTCAACAAAAGTTTGTAGCTGAATCTGCTGATGCTCGAAGATTGGATAGAGTCGATACTAATTCAATGCTTGCGATGGTTTCTATGGAATTAGAACAAAAATTACAGAAAGCATTTAATTTATCTGCTGAATATGTAGGTATTGAACCACCAGAAGTGAAAATTAGTAGAGACTTTGATATTGAAAGATTGATTGGTCAAGATATTACAGCCTTAACATCTTTATTTGATCAACAAGTGATAGATAGAGAAGAATTTAGAGATATTTTAGTACAAGGAGAAGTATTACCATCAGCAAATGAAGCCAAAACTGAATAGTTTGGTAAACTTAAGAGCAAGTATATAAATTACTATGACAAAATCTTTAGATAAGGTTCTTCAATCTGATGGATCTTATAAATGGGAGATGGTTGAATTTCAATCAGAGGTAGCTGAAACTAAAGCTACAACTGAAACT